ATTGAATTAGCGTCAGCTGAAATGCTTTTTAGGGACTCTAAAATAATTTGAAAGTCTAAATTCTTCTGGCTTTTCAGTCACTATGGAAGAAAAAACTTTTGCATATTCAGAAGGTGATAAAAATGAAGCTGATCTTAAATATGAATTAGCAGCAGCACCAGATATACAAGTTGTAAAAGGTTCAATAATTGGAAAACCACCTAGTTCAACAGGATAATGATATCTTCCTTGATTAATAACATCCCATCTAGACCATTGTTCAGTATGTAGAGTTAAATTAAGTATAGATAAAATAACTGAGCCAGAATAAGATCCTCCCACAGAGAAATAATTAGCAGATGAAGAAATGCAATGTAGATAATCTTCAACATGATTAGAACCACTACCAACATCTATTTTAGATATTCTTTGTTTTAAACTAGGTGTTGCCATTTTACCTTTTTTAAAGAAAATACTATTAAATTCAGCTATATGAAAATTAAAAGCGGATTTTGAATCATTTCTAAGAATATTAAAAAGAACTCCAGAAAAATTGATAATATTATGAATTCTTTTAATAACATCCAATTGGTTTAAATCTGAGCTTATTCTAATAATTCTTGATGCATCATCTGAAGTGCAAAATGATTTTACAGATACTTTTTTCTTATAAACCTTTGTTACTATATCTGAAACAAATTTACACATAATAGCATGAAATACTGATGAAGTTGATTGAAAAATACCTTGACACATACCAAAAGGAAGACATTCATCAAATTTATTATTAAATAAATCATTGGCATGATTAGAAAAAAATTCTTTTAAAGTTTGAGATCCATGATCTTCATTTAAACCTTCTCTAGTAATAGAAGTTGTAGTATTATTAGATTCAACGTATTTACTAAATAAATTAATTAGTGATTCTGGAAACTTTGCTCTTTTATTTAGGGTATGATCTGCAACAAAGTATAGCATTCTTAAAAGACCTCTTTCTCCACTCATGGATCCATAAAACATTAACGAAAAATAATTAAGCATATGGTTTGGTCCCCATCTTTTTTGATCTGAATTATCATAACAAATTATATCACCCTTTGCATCTCTTGTTGAATGTGCAACAGCTGTTTCAAAAGTATAATCCTTATCAGAATCTTCTAGAAGATCAACTTCATGTACAAGACCACTAAGACATCTTGAAACAGTTTCAGTAAAAAGAGCACCTATTCTAAATACAGCATTAAGAACACTAATTTCTCTATTTCCTACTTGATCTTTTTGTACAATTCTATAAATATATGATACAGAAGAATCATTTAATTGTTGAACAACAAGAAAATATATAGAAGAATCACCACCACTATTGTTAATATTATCCATAAAAACTGAATGTAACCAAGCATTGTTATTTAAAAGTTCAGGTTTTGTATCATAAGTTTTCAT